CAGCACATCCCCCGATTGATCCTTGCGTACGAAATCAAGATGCGCCGCTGTCCAGGGGGTGGGCAGCGTCATCGTGCCCGAGCTTTCCACCGTACAAGAGTCAACGTACACGGTGGGGATCGCCGTGCTCTGGAAGCGAATGTGGAAATCGCCCGTCGGTGTGAAAGCGATCGAATGCGTGCCGGTGCCAAGAGACGTCTCTGAGACGTAATCGTCGTCGCCGGCGGTTGACCCCACACGCAAGGTAACCGGCCCGGTGGGTACGATAATGCGCAGGGCGTGCTCTATATTCAGGCTATCCGCATTAACAGTGACCTGCTGGTCCAGTATTGCTCGAGGACCGCCTGTACTGGCGAAGGAAGCGTAGATGCCAAGATAGCTCGCTACCGTTCCGCCGGCGTCACTGTTATCCGTCCAGCCCGTCAGGGTCGATGTGAAAGTACCATTATTAACCGATGTGCTTACCGCTGCGCGCGTAACCAAAGCGTCATCGACCCACACGCGCAGCAAACTGTCGGTCAGCTCGACGAGCGCGGTGTCAGTCGTGGCGAAAATGAACTCGAGAAACTTGGCGGCCGCGTTGCTTGCGGTCGCGCCGATATAGCCCCATCCTACGCGAATACCCATGGAGCCCAGCACGCGCGGCACCCAGTTCACCATGGTGGACGCGGACAGCGCGATGCGGTCGATATCAACGCGAGCGAGGCCCAGACGGGAGACCAGCCCCCGGTTAAAGGTGACCAGTGCTGGCTTGAGGCGGGCCATTAGCCTATGAGACTCCCGTTACTCCCTCCGTCAGTACGGCGATTCCTGCTTTGGCGTGCACGCGTCCAAGATCCCTGCGCAGGAAATTGTGTCGGCCCAACCATCGCGCACTCGTTCTTCGCGATCGTCAAACGCTGCTTGGCAAGCTTTTTTATCTTGTCCGTCTTGTCGTCGTCGTTCGTTAGCGCACGCACAATGCGCTCGGCCATCGCGGCCTCCACGAACTCTCTGAACTGATCGGGCCACACACTGTAGTCGCCGCCGTACAGGCTATCATTCGATACGTACTTTACGTAGATCGTATCGAGATCCGCATACCAGTAGCCGGTCTCATCGAGATATTTGAGCAGCGGTTGAGTTAGATACTCGTCCTGGCAGACAGCCGAGGTCAGCTTCCAGTCGGTGGGTTTTTCGAATGCGCGCGTGTAGCCAAACGCCGGTGTGACTGAGGTGTCGTAATCGATCTGCGCGGCCTTCATGGCGAAGTACCACTGCCCGCGCGCGAGGCAATTATCCACGATGCCCTGTGACCATACATAGTCGAGCAGGAAGCGGGGCTCCCGATTCTCGGTGAGACTGGCGAGCTGCCGCTCACCCAGGAGAATGAGAGCCCCGTTGTACAGCGTGAGTTGCGTCGGGGTAGACACTAGATCTCAAGGCTCTTGAGGTGATTGGCCAACCACAGCGCGCCTTCGTCTCGCGTGTTGAATCCACTCTGCAGCATCTTGCCGTCCGATTTGCGAATGACACGCCACTTGTAGTGCGGGTTGAACTTAATCTCGAAGTTGCCTGCCGGAATCGGCACGGTGCTCTTCACCAAGTCGTACTTGTGAAGCAGGTGCACGATGGCCCAGGTGCGATCCTTCTGCACCACGACCAACTCGGCGAGCCAAGTGCAATCCTCGGCGCGCACCTCGATGTGATCGAACGGGGTGAGGTCCTTTGCGATGTGCGACCAGAAGGCCGGATCCAAAAGCTCCTCGATAGTTGTTTCGTCTTCGGCGTTGACTACCCAGTCGTGGCGTGCGTGCTCGGCCAGCTGCACACGCAGCGGGCTGATCTTACGAGCGCTCTTCTTGGATTCAACGTCGGAGGCCTGTGTTTTAACATTGGCTTGCGCCATCTCTCCACCTCCTGTCGGTTAAAAGATGGGGAGGTTGCCCTCCCCACCCGTATTGTCTCGATCAGGCTTACGCCATGGTCGAGGTAGCACGCGAACCCGATGCACCGCCACCGGTGGAACCGGAATAGGTGATCGGCATGATGTAGGCGATGAGCGGGGCCGCCGAGGATGTGCCGGCGGTGGCTGCAACGCCAAAGAGAAGGTCACCCGCCTGCATCCCCAGCGCTTGCGCGTCGGTGAAGTAGCCGGCGGTGGCAACATCGGTGGAGGCATCGGTAGAGAAGTACCCCCACCAGGAACGACCACTGGGTCCACCCAGAGTACCGGCAAGCCGGGTCGGCGGGTTGGCCAGGGACGAAGCTTGAGTCGAACCAAGATAAGACATGTTAGCGTCCTCCTGTTAGTACCAACCGCTTAGGCGTACGCGCTGCCGTCGGTGGTCATGTTGACGATACCCGTGTCCTGCAGAACAAGGGCGCCCATGAATGCCGACGCGCGGGCCCACGAGTAATCCTGCTCCTCGTTGTAGCCGACCGGAGTCTGCATTCCGCCGGTGTCGATCGCATGACCGAGCGCCGACTTGTGATACATGAACGAGCTCTCCGAGCTGGTGCCGATGCCGGTCAGGTTCGGATGCTCAACGATGAGGCAGTTGCGCCACCGGTAGACCATCGGCTTGTCGCGCCAGCTGGGCTCCTGCCCTGCGTAGGGCTTCATGTCCACGTACTGCGCGTTCGCGAACTCCGGGGCCTGCTCGAGGTAGGCCAGGAAGGACGGGGTGCACAACAGCGTGATGTTGCTGTCCCACGGCACGGCCGCGTTGCTCAGCTTCACGCGTGCGTTCTGAAAGAAGGACACGCTCGGAATCTGGCTGGAGCCGCCCAGCGTCACGGTACCGGTGCCCAGCGCGGTGATGATCTGGCTGTCCACCTTGCGATTGATAACCGCCATGGTGGTGTCCTGCATGATCGCGCGCTGATTGCCCTGGGAGGCGAAGATGTTGAAGCGGTCCTTGCGCACCAGGTCGTGCCACTCTTGCAAAGTGCAGGTGTTCTGGGTGTTGCTGTCGGATCGCGCCGGGATGAGACCATTCACGCCACGGGTTACAGCAGCGGCGCCGCCAGATCCTGCAACCAGGAAGACGGCCTGCTGCCCCTTGATGACGGCCTCAGTGGTAACAGTCTCGCGCAGGAGGGTCTGCTTCTGTTCGAAGGCAGCGATGTACTCCTCGCGGTACTGAGTTTGAAATGCGGTGTCGCTCATGATGTGACTCCTCCTCAGTGAAACGTATTAACCGTCGCACGGGATGGCCATCATGGCTTCTTTCGGGATAGCCCTTTGTCAGGGGGCCGAGGCTTGCCAGTCCGGGGCCTGCTTTTGGTTATGCCTGTTTAGTCTCGTGCGCCCCGAAGGGCGCGTTCGAAACCAGAGTATGCACAGATTTTTGACGATTGCAAGTTTTTAGCCGGTGGCCCGCTGGCCCTGCATCCGCTCCTGGGCGGCGATCAGCTCCCTGAACCGGGCCTGCATCTTCTCGTCCTTGTTGTACCGAGCCCGGTCTTTTCGCATCACTTCACGAATATCGTTGAGCTCGCTCTCGATTGCCTTGTCCTGGTCCTGCCCGGCTGGCACCACCGTTGCGGCGGGATTCGCGGCCAGGGTCAACCCGATCAGGAACTGGGCAAAGTCCTTGTCCTCGTTTACGAAATCGAGCACAAAATTCTGCAGGTCCTCGTTGCCGCCGCCGTACATGGAAACCATGTTCTTGATGCTGGCCATGTTGCGGTTGTAGTCTACGCCCCACTCCTCCTTCAATGCGGTCGTGGTCTCCGCGCGCGCGTTGGCCTGATCACTGGCCGACATCTCCTGCGCTTGCTTGAACACATCGAAGTAGGTGTCCAGCATTGCGCTCGCCTGCGCGGAAGTCAGGCCTGCCTTATGTGCACCGGCCAGCCACAGGTCCACCATCTCCTTGTTGCTGTCATCCAGCTTGCGCTCGCCGGTTAGCTTGATCTCGTACTTGCTGGGATCCTCGGGCACGCCGATCGACTTGTTGTAGGCCTTCAGGTCCTCCTCGGTAGGATTCTCGGGCAGGCGCAGGCCTCGCTTGTCGATGCTCTGGTTGGCTAGATATCCACCCTTCAGTGCAGCCTCAGGTGAAGCATAGCGGCCAAGGTATTTCGACATGGCGGCGTCATCACCGGACACGCGATTACGCCAGTCCTCGGGCCACGCCGGTGCACCACCACCGCCTTTATCGTCCTCATCACCGCCACCGCCTTTGTCATCCTCATCGCCGCCACCGCCGCCACCTCCACCGCCGGCGCCGTCGTCCTCCTCTTCCATGTACCGCGCGTAGAACTTTCTAAGATTCATCCGTTTCATTGTTAGGTCTCTCCTTCTTCATTAGCACCGCCAAGTCCAACTTCGTCATCTTCACAAGCTCCATGCCCACGAACGCACGGCCAAGCGCGAAATCGGTATCGCGGGAAGAGTCGGGATGATAGTGCAGATCATACGTGCGTGCGGCTTGCATGATGATCCAATCGATCGCGCGCTTCTGCTGCTCGGGGTTGGCCTCCCCTCGCACCAGCGCTTGAATAGCCGAGACGTCCGCGAACGCGTACTTCGGCGGAAGATACGGCTCGTGTTTCTTTTTCTCAGCCACCCGCACCTGCTGCTATTGCTGGCACACCGCCAGCACCGCTTAGATTTTTGCTGACCTCGGATCCCTGCTTGAGTGCCTCGAGCGTCTGCATGGCCTGCTGCTGTTCCGCTTCCTGCTTGGTGAGCTTCTGCACCTCGTCGGGGTTGTTCACCCAGGTCGCGGGTACGCCGATACCCATCAGCGCATCGCGCAGCGCCTCCTCGCCTTTCAGCAGGAAACGCATGCTGGGATCCACACCGACGGCTTCGGCAGTGAGCTGCACAGCTTGTTGGTACTTCTGCCCTTTGACCTCCTCGATGGCGTCGTGCAGTGGGGATTCGAAGTGGAAGGAGATGTCAGCACCTCGTAGAGAAGCCGGCCAAGTTCGGGGATCACCGAAAGCACCGTTGCGCCACAGGAGATCGAACGTCTCTTCACAGATCGCGGCATTATAATCCATCTCCATCGGTTCGAAGAGCGGCAGCGCGGCGCGGATATACTCCTGCACACGCTGCCCGACCTCATAGGCGGTCATCTCCGGGGCCCGCTCAGGCAGTGTAAGCGCATCGAGAAAGAAGGCCTTATGTATCATGGCGCGTGTATCGCGATTGAGCTCGATGCCGTAGGTCATGCCGCGATAGTCCTGGGAAACAGGACGCAATGCTTCACCAAGCTTCTCGTCGTACTCATTATCCACCCAGGTGACACCGCCGGCGTAGAGCGCCATGTCGGAGCGCACCGCGTCCTTGGTCGCAACCATTGGCGGGTTGGAGGCCTTCTCACCGGCCTCGAGCAGCGTGAAGGTCATCGCCTGTATCAGACGCGCATCCGGCAGCGCGCACACTGCTGCCGGCGAGTAGGCGTACTGCGAGTTCGACACTGTCTCCCAACGCGGGATGATGTAGTGCTTGCCCCAGATCGGCGTGGCCTGCACCAGCTTGTCGTGCGTGCAGTCATAGTAGATCGACCAACGCGGGCGCCCGCGCGCATCGTCATCGTACATGTCCGCCACCACGACCATGTGGATGAAGTCCACCTTGGTGAAGGGTTCCTTGTCCTTCTTCTGCGTCAGACGAGGATCCAGATTGCCGGTCCTCTCGAAGAGCTTGCACGCCTCGAAGATAGTGGGCTTCCACCTGCGCACCACCGTGCCGATCTGCCCGGTCTCGTCTTCCTGCCATGCAACGTCACGCATGTGCCAGGAACGATACAGCAGGCGATCCCCGCTCGGTGCGAGTTCGATCGATATCACACACTGACCGAAGGATGCGAAGTCATGATCGCCTTCCTTGGTTGCGCGCGTAAATAGCGAGAGCGGATCGTACATCGCGCGGCGCTGCACCTGCTCGAAGCCTTCCAGGTATTGCTTCGTCTCGGTGTCGATCTTCTCTTGAAATCGTATGCCCGCGTGGAACCAGGGCTTGGAAGTTGGGCGCAGCATGGTTGAGAACTGATTGCCGAGCTCACGTCGACAGACCATCGGGTAGGAGGTCAGCTTGTCGTACATGAAGTCATCCCCCAGCGCGCGGTTCATCGTAAAGTCCGCACGCTGGGGGTAGAAGTTCTCGGCGATCTCCTGGTGCAGGGATGACAATGACTGCTTGTCGCTAAGCAGCTTGAGCGCCATCTCCTTCAGTTTCTTGGCGTCCATCAGCCACCCAGCCTTGCACCGCCACCGCCGGACAGGATGGTGCTCTGTCGACCGCGCCGGGAATATTGTCTTGCAAGTGCACGCCGACGGGCCTGCTGCGCGGCGGCGTCGTTACGCATCGGCATCGCTGCCGGCGTGAGCGCGTCCGCGATTTCCTGCGCGGAGGGGGGCTGCGGTTGATCGGGCCAGTGTGCGAGAGGGAATAATGGTGCGACCGCGCGTTTGGCCTGTCGCACGGACTGCTTAACAGGATCCACGACCAATGCGTGATAGGTATCACTGGCCGCCTTGCGTACCGTGCGATCGATCTGCCTGCCCGCTTTCTTAATTGCTTTAGTTGGGTCAAGATCACTCAGCTTCATGACCTACCTCCTATGAGCTCTTGCAGAGAGCGGCGGCGGTCGCCCAGACACAACTCTCGGGGTCCTCGACAGGGGCCTGTTCTCTTCGACTTTCGATAACCACTGCAGCATGTGCGTCTCCGCTCGCGGTCCTTCGAACCAGGCCTGCACGACAGCATCGGCCTCGTCGGGAGAAAAGCCCAGCTTTTTCTTCACTCCCCCTACAACCTTTCCCGCCTGATCATACTTGACTTTTGGCTCAACTTGAATACCCCTGGGGGTGACCTCGAAGGTCGGGGCCGTCAGGCCGGCCAGCAGGCGCGCGTTCGGTGGTAGCGATATCTGGCTGCCGTTAGGCTGGGCAGGGTCCAGCGCTTCGCGAAACAGCCAGTACGCAGCGCTGCGTTTATTCACGAAACCGAGCTTCGCCTTGCTGCGGCGGTTCGTTCCTTCGCCGCCTTTGAACTGCTTCGCCTCGATCTCATTTTCCATGAGCTTCTCGTACAAAGGCCCGCCATAGCCACCGCCCATGTCCACCACGACAACCGCTTTATCCGTACGCACGGTGATCACATGCCCTGCCGCTGTCGCACCGGCGGTCTCGGCCGGAATGTCCTTCGCAGGTATCTTGGTAATCTGAGCGAACCACTTGTCGTAGCGTGGCGCCAGCACCATCGGGTCCTCATAGCCGCCCGTGCAGTCGACCCCTATCGCGCACATCGGTACCGGCACGAGTGGATCCAGCATCGGTGGCTTATCGGTCCAGCGTGACTGCGCAGCGCGCACCCACTCGGTGGGTATGCACTGGTTGTCGAGATCCTTCAGGCTGGTTGCGAACTTGCCGTAGAGCAGCTGCGAGCGCAACGGTTCGGGGAGTGATTGCAGCTGCGCCTTGTACTCTGGCGTGTTTCGATAGGGGTTGTCCTCGAGGCTTGCCGGCATAAACGTGTAGCTCTTCGCGATGTACTCTTCACCTTCTTCGAAGTACACGCCCTGACCATCCACCCAAATGACATGCGTCTCTCCTTCCTTCGTTACGTGTATCGCCCAGCGTATCTCGCCGGGCATTGCAGGATCGGGAAACTTATCGTCCAACCAGGGCGCGAACCACTTCAGCATCCACATACCTTCGGCAGTACGCGGCGGGTTAGATCCGAGGATGACGCGCGTGCGTCTGCCAGGCTCGGCGCGCACCCACGCCATGATCTGCGAGATCTGCTCCTCGAGGAACTCACCCGCTTCATCGAAGGCCATGTAGTCCCGCTCGCGGCCGGCGTGATCGATCCAGTCGCCCGGCTCCTTCATGCCGGCAAGCTTTAGCGTCTTGCCGTTCGGCCAGGTCCACTCGAGATCCTGACCGTTGAAGCTCGCCAGGCGCCCGATGATCTTCTTGCCTTCCTTCTCGAGGCCGTCAGTCTGGGTGCGCTCACGTCGGAAGATGATGCCGGACTCGGCGGTGTTGATGCCCCAGCCTAGCTCGAGGTGTGTCTTGCCTCCACCGGCCTGGCCGCCGTAGAGCAGCACATCGGCCGTGCAGAGATAGGCGTCAGTCTGTGGGCCCGGATTAGGGACCCACAGCATGTGCGCGGTCTGCTTCTCGAGCTCCTCGTCGAGCTCAGCTTTCTGCTGAGGGGGCAGGCCCGTCAGGCGGTCCAGCAGTTCCTGTATCTGGCTCAATAGGCTCTACCTCAGGAGGTGGTACTTCGTTGCCGCGTTCGTACTCGGCAGCATATGACATCGCCTGCACGGGGTTGTAGTCGTCGTCATCTATCCAGTGGCCGAGCACATAGGTCTGATTCTCGATCGCGCCGTTGAGATAGTGCAGATCACGATTGGCGGCATCGATCGCGGCTATCACCTGCTGCTTCTTGCCGTTCAGCTCATTCAAGCGCTCGGTCATC